CTTGGTCGGATGACCTGGCGTACGTTTAGGCTTGTTGTACCCAGCAAACGTCTCTGACCCGCGCTTAATCACTTTTTCTTACTCGGGTAGGCAGGAGCATTGTTTTTGGCAGGCTTAGGCTTTTTCTTATAGTTCGGCTGATTGGTAGTACCCATTATTCGTCCTCCATCATCCGAGCCATCTTTAACATAATCTTGTGCTTTTCTGTCATTCCCTTTACAGGGCCGCCAGCAAGCCAACGGTCACAAGCGTAGTCTTCTGAACAGCGGAAGTCCCAGCGAGCGCAGTAACCGATATCGTCATCGTCAACAATGTCCTGCATTTCTTCCGGCAGGCCAGCAACAATGCACTCGATCATGTCAGGCGTTTGAATAAACCGCGCACAATTACCGCACTTGTACTCGTCATCCTCAGCCTCAGCATAACCAGCTTTTGATTCAGCCTCCGACTTGTTCTTGTCGTTGGCTTTCTGATCTTGAGTAGCAATAGGGCACTGCATCACATCTTCCCCTTTTTAGCTGGCATCTTGCCGTAGGCTTTTTTAGGGGTCTTGGCAATCATCTCTTTTGCAACAGACATAGGCACCCCGGTCTGTTTAGCCACCTTCTTACTGCCAGCAGCCGCATACATGAGACGTTGCTGCGCTTTTGATGTGATAGGCATGTCAATCCTCGACATAATGAGATAAGTGGCCGATTCTGCCCCTAACACCTATAGTATCAAGTTCGTGCAAATGTTGTCTAGGCAGAAACTTATAAAAGCCATGCTCAAGGTCAAACACCCCATCAGACCCCCACTTGTGCCAGTGATACTCCTGAATTTCAGACAACGTATCTCTGATAACCGGGATCAACTCACGCGAGAACGAGTAGAGCCGAGTCATCAACATACCAGTCGTGCCGCATTGCTCCTGGCTAAACCCGGTAGGTAACGCTCGTTTGAATGTCGCCAGCTTGTGATCTTCCGGCCTGAAGTTATCTGTAAGCTCATACCGCCCGGAAAGTTTGAAGATCCGGTTGTGAAACATTGGCTGACGTAATAATTCACGAGTCGTATAAGCCTCGATAGCACTCTTAATAAACCCTAATTCTTGTCGTTCGCTATACACTCGCTTGACATACGGGTCATCCCAAAACGTAAACAGCTTTGCTCTAACTGGGATATGCCCCACAAACGCGCTAGAAAGGCCGTGGCGCGACGATTCTGCAATCCAGATATCAGACAGAGGGTAACGCCTCCAAATCGATTCTAGGCCGTTTAAAGTTTCATGCAATCTGATTGGGTCGTTGTTGATAGCAGAATTGATGAGAAAGATCACCATATTCTCCGCGTACTGTTCCAGGATTGACTGGAGAACACGTGGCCTTTACCTGAGTACGGTAGGCCGGCAAAATGTGTCGGCAGAAAGTAGTGGCTCGGGTAGATCGTGATGTCTCGGTACTGATGTTCGTGTATCGCTCTTGTGATTCTGCCTGGCCCTGACCACTGCCAAGGTGGAGCGTCTGGCGTCTCTTCTTTCATGTCGGCAATGATCTGACCGATAAGCGGGTGTTCGGGTACAGCCCCCACGATGCCGTTTGCAATCAACCCGGGTCTTAAAAGTTCCGACTCCCAGCAGGCGAAGATGTCTGGTTCAAGCAGCCAGTCTTCTAGACTTCTCATGCACTCGCTATCAGCGTCTAAAGCGATACCGCCGTGTTTGTACAGAATCTCCCAGCGCATGCAGTCTGCTACACCACACAGCTCTTGTGAGTAGTAACGCATGGCGTTAGCAAGGTGCCACGAGTTTTTAAGAGAGTCGTTGCCCCAGACGGTGACTTGATAGTCCGGGTTGAGAAGTCGCCAGGTGTTGATCTCTTTGTCCGGGCGCTTAGATTCATCGCCCACCCAAACAAAGTGGAGGTGTTTGGGGATCATAAAAAAACACCCCTGAAGAGGGGTGAAAACCACAAGGAGACGGGAATCATTGTAGCGACATCCAGTAGACCTGTCGACCCTTTTTGATCGGAGCTACCTTACCCTCTGACTGAAGTTTTTTTAGCGTGTTTCTCATGTGATCCTGTGTAACCATGTAGCGATCTGCAAAGTCTTTGGTTGTCATGCGCGTCTTACGGTTTTGCAGCCACCATGTTAACTTTTCTTCAACTGCCATTGTTCGTTTTTCCTCCGGTGAGTTTGTTCGAGTTCTGTGTTGGTCTTGCATCGTCGCATACTTGCTGGCCCTGAGAAGTGTTTCTCGAATGCTTTTTGATTGGCAAAGGTTCGTAAGCACTTAGGGCATTCCATAGTCACCACCAGAATCGACAGATTAGGTAAGCCAGCACACAACAGACTAATTCAAGTTCTGTCATTTTCTTGCTGGATCTGTATCTGATGATACAAAGAACGAGAGTCTGCAATCAACTCGATACAGATCTCTCTGGCCTCATCGTATCGGTGATGAATGAGCAGATCGTAGATCTGTTTCGTTTTCTTTCTGATGTCTATACAGCCTTCTGAGTAGTCAAGCATGAGTCCTCCCATAAGAGTTTATTAATACGAAAAGATCGCCTCTGGCTGGATGAGAAACCCGCTACAGCATTCTCGGTTCTATCGTCCATCAGCTTGATGAGTTTGGCCCTGAAAAACTTAGCATCAACATCTAACCAGTGCAAATAGCTTTCAACAGCATCAGTCCACAAGAATCTGTGAGCAGTTCTGGCTTCATCGGTCAGCTTTGTTTCTCTGCCTACTTTTATCGGCGTGTGGCATGAGTCGTACACAGCCATTCTGATAACAGCACCGAGCAGTTGTTGTTCTGGGATGAAGTGATCTGAGTATTCAGTTTGAAAAAAGTGGTTCGGCGTCATCAGGAATTGTCCCCCAGCGTTCATCGAAATACGTATAGCCTGAATTCTGATAGTTCTTTCGCCAGGCTACAGGCTTGTGTTGCTCGATTGCAGCGCGGAGGGCGGCGATGGATTCAGTTGTATTGCGTTTTGCCTGCTCCAGCGCAGACTCAGGCCAAACCCAATCGCCGTGATTTGCCCAGCCCTCTAGCGTGTGCAACGCCAACTTCATCGCGTCAATGCTCATTTCTCTCCCCTTGCTCTGATTGCAAGAGCGCAATCCATTATGGTTGCAAGTTCTGCCTGCGCAATATTAGGTTGGTCTTGCCACTCTAATGACATGTTTTCACACACTTGAGCACAGAGTTCTCGTTCTTCTTCTCTCACGCTCTGCGCCAACTCTTTGAGCAAGTCTTCAACGGTGTCCCCGTGGCCTGTTGCGTAGCTGCGGTCAATCATCCACTGAGCAACTTTGTTGCGCTCGGCAGCAGCGACAAGGTTTGCAAAATCGATTACTTGATCCGTTTGAATGTGGTAGTTATCGCCGTCCATGACCTCATCTACTCCATCGTCCCATTTGCTGATAGCAAACCCAGCCTGAGCCGCCATCCTGATGATGTCTTCTCGTGTCATTTAGCCCTCTGTATGTCGTAATAGCTTTTTGCTTGCAGGATCTTTGAGTAGTCGATGCCGTTCTTTTTCAGCTCCTTTTCTATGTCTGAACTGAGTTCTGTTTGCAGATACCGATGCAGTACATCGAACGTGTGATACGCAAGAATGATGTGCTCTTTATGCCAGTCCATTGTCATCTCCTGTGTTGTTCCATCTTGCTCGATCTTTATCAGCTTGTGTATTAGGGAAAACCCGCATCTTTTCTGATCCGCACTCAAGACACACCCAGACTTCTATGGCTGTATCCGGGTACTGATCTATGACAGCAGGGGTAACAGGCCACTTATGAGCGTCTTGCATGCAACGGCAGGTCATGGCTTTTCTCTCGCTAGCATTGATTTGAGATTGGCTAAGGCTATCTTGCCTTTGTCTGTTGGCTCGTGTTTCTGGCGCAGTGCAACATGTTGACGATGTTCTACTCGGTCAAAGTCTCGATACATCTTCTGGAACTCTGCTAACCCAGGAGGCCAATCTCGGCCCATCGTCGGCAGCGCATCAATCACCCGTCTCAACACCTGGCGGTCTGCATCCTGTAGAAAACGCTCCCAAGACTCGTTTGCGGCCATGATTGCGTTGTCATCCTCTAGGTACATAGACTTGACCTTTTGAGCGCCCCATAAGGTCGCAAAATGCGTCATTAGCCTACTTGCCAATGGATAGTCTGCGGACATTGGCATCTCCCATGTCGATGACGTTTGTTCCAAAAATCAGACCCTCTTTTTTGTTGGACTTTGCTGGCTTAGGCATAACCCACTCGGCCTTAAAACCCTGCCAGCCACGGTCTACACACTCGTTTAATGCTTCTTCTAACGTGTAGTTCGCCAGCTCAGCCTCGTGCCTGATTCTTTCTATAACTCTAGGTGTGACAATGGCCTTCTTAGCCTTTCTGTGTGCTAGGAAGTCATCCCAGCACACTTGCGATACATCAGCGGGCTTCATGCCAGCTTCAGCACTTGGGAGAATGTCAGCACACGATGCGTGCCGTTATCGTTGACGTTGTAGCCAGTGCTACCGTTGGCATATGGCATGTCGCCATCACCAGGAATGGTCGTAAGACCTAAAAGGTAGATGCCTTGACGGCTAAGCGCCTTGAGTGTTTTGGCGCTGAAGTGCTTGGAAGAGATTGCGTTGTGCATTTGAAGCTCCTAAGAAGCGTTGAGGTGTGCACAATGTAAATCGTTTTCTCAGCCTTGTGTAAAAAACTTTTTTATTGGTTTTTTGTTCTTGATAGTTTTTATCTAACACACTGCTCTATAGATTCCCCTAGGGTGGTAGCCCCTGGCTGCGTAGCCTGGCTTCCTGCCCTCGCCCACAGATATCTCTAGGACATCTGCCAGCGTACCTTGCGGCTGCGATTCACTCGATACAGGGTAGTCCCACCCATGGCCCCTGCATCTTGCCCAGTCCCTCGCAGACAGGCTGGTCGGCTCGCTATCGGGTGTAGATAGGCCGGTGTTTTCTACCTCGCAGCCCATGCAGGCTCTTGCTATCGGGAGGTGTCCGGCTGGCGTAGAAATGAAAAAACCCTTGCTGCTGCACCCCGGTAGGAACCCCAATTAACCTGGGGCGAGATGCATGAGCAAGGGCTTTCAATGCTGTCGGTTCCTACGCCAACAGCATAAGTCTACTCAATAACAAGTTGTTGTGCAAGAAGATCCGTAACAGCACGTTTGGCACATTACAACCCTGCCGTTTACAAAGTACGTATGCGTTGTACAGGCAGCATACGCAACACCTGCCACCATCAACCCGACTGCAAGAATCACTGCTTTCATACTGCCTCCTTAAAAAAAGCATCCATCGTGATAGGTGCAACCCCTCGTAACACCTGTAACACCTGCTCTGCCAGCTCTCTGTGTTCTTTCTGTGTAGTAGGGTCAAGCCTCTGCTTTAGGTAGAAGATCCAGCTACGTATGTTGCCGTTCATGTACATACGGCTCATTGTTAGCCCCTCTGGAAGCAGTGCCCTAGCCTGCTCTTTTGCGATACCAAGGTCTAACGCTTGACGGTATGCGTTTACCGCTGTGCGTTCAACCCTGTGCTGAAGACTCTCCCACTCCATCCTCAGCTTGTCATCTGTGCATTCCAGGCTGTTTTGTCTGTTCTTTGTATCCTGTAGTCGACACTCTCGGTTGACGATAGTCCCGAGCTTGCCAGCGTCTTGATAGCGTTGGCTGAACTCTTGAAAGCTAAACGACCTGTGCCGCAGTATCTGCCGACCGATGTCTCGCGTTGTCTCAATCTCGATACATACGTTAGCCATCTCGAAGG